CCAAACACAAACACTTTGTGTTTGTCTTCGTGTTTGTCCCCTGACCCGTTCACGTGACTCGTTACTTCTTGGCTTTCAACGCGTTCCACGCCTCAGCTCCTTGTTTGATAGCCTCCTTCCCCTTGACAGTAGGGTTATCCTCGCGCCACTTTTTCAGGAAATTCTGATACTCACTGGGTTTCTTATCCGAAGCCTCCTTCTTCTGGGGCTTCTGAGACTTGGCAAACTCCTCAACCGAAACACCACCTACACGCTTTGACTCCCAGTCGTTGATCAGAGCAATGAGCGCCTTGGTGTTCATTTACGTTTACTTGGTTTGTTCTTTTTAACCCTCTTTTTTGGTTTTGGTTTCACCTTTGGAGGACCGGGAAATGCATTGCATCCACACCCAGGCATTTAATATCTGAGACGAAAATAAATGAGCGCAGTTGATAGCTTCAAGTATGTTCTTGTATTTTCAAAAATTGTTTTTATTATCGGACTCATTATCCTCTCATATAAAGACGTTCACGTGGGGTACATAAATGATAAACCTAGAAGTTTCATGAATGATTGTCTTGTAACAGGAGCAACCGGTGGACTTGCTCTTTTGATCATATCAGGATTGAGAGGTTCACTTTCGTTAGATGTTGGAATAATGACATTTTTGTTACTCTTTGTTTTGAATGTCCTCTTGGAATTTTCTGGATTCAACACGGTTTCTGTGAATAGTGCAAATGCAACACAAACGGAGAAGAATGAGGAGAAGGTTCTTAAATGGCCCATGATTGTTGGGGCGACTCTCACGGTTCTTCTATTGATATACTTTGCTTATCAAGCCAATGTTCCGTTGGTCAATTCGAGTTTATTACTCGAGGTGCTCATATTCGGCATTGCTTCAGGTGTGAGTTCCGCATACGTCTCAAAGAACCACGGAGCTTCACAAGAAGCGGTATACGCTAACGGTATAGGTTCAGGTGTACTCTTTGGTTTGGTTCATGTGGCGTTGCAAAAAGGTGGATTCTACAATTACTCAGTCTTTGCCTGAAAAGGCCACCTCCAGGTTGGCTCAGGCTCTGGTTCAGGCTCTGGAGTCCTCCGACGAAAAAGAAGAAGTGTGGATACGCTAAGTACGATTGCAAGGAAACGTTTCATTTTATATATTATATTATCAAATCTTTATATTAGGATGAAAAAGAGCGTCATTGTGGTGAGGATACGAGTTCGAAAGACTCTCAGGAACCCAATTGTACTCTATAAAGCGGCTGCAAAAACCACCATGTTTTCCTTTTTTCCAACCGAGATTAACGATGTGGCTCTCAAACACGTTGAGATGACTCTGAATCAAGTGATTCATGGAGTCCAGGATACAATCATTCTGAGTGCCATTGAATCTTGTTTGAAAGCTGTTCTCGATGCATCGAATGTATCCATATAAAAAAAAGTATCTCTATTAAATAAATGCAGATATTCGTCAAGACTCTTACTGGCAAGACTGTGACTCTTGAAGTGGAGTCTTCTGATACTATTGCAAATGTAAAGGCTAAAGTTCAAGACAAGGAGGGCATTAATTAGGGGTGCCGAAAAATATCCAGCCATTTACATCAGGAGCTCTGTAAATGGGAAAACTGTTGCGATCTCCGTCTGTATACACAGAAAATCCAGATATTAGTCGGGAAACCGGCGACATGATCAAATTGCGGGAACACCCTTAGAGCTCTGATTACCACTCTTATTTGGAAACATATAAGAGGAACCCAGTTAATTGCTGGCTCCAATGGTAAAAAAATGAGAGATTGGGCAATCCGCAGCCAAGCTCCTAAACTCGTACAAATGTTTAACATTTGGTCACCAGAGCATGGAGAAGGTTCAGAGACTAGATGGTTGTGGGTCTGAGGGATTGGTAATCCCAGTGATGGCTTAAGGTATAGTCCACCCCGTTGCGAAAGCTTCGGGATCAGGTGCCCACCTGATCAACAGCGTCTCATTTTTGCAGGAAAGCAACTTGAGGATGACCGCACACTCGCGGATTATAATGTTCAAAAAGAGTCTACAATTCACCTGGTACTTCGTTTAAAAGGAGGTGTTGATCGTAAAACAAAATGAATCGTAATTTAAAAAGATGATTCATTATAAATCAAAATGACAAAGAAGATTGAACACGTGATTGAAGAGGGTGTCGAAAAGGCTTGGTGTGGAAAATGCAAGACTTTTAAACCTCTCGATGTATTTGGAAAGAGTAAAAGATGGGATGGGTTACGATCAACGTGTAAAGAGTGTCTCAAAGAATACAACTTGGAACACAAGGACCGGCAAACCGAATACAATAAACAATACTGGCAAAAAACAATGGATGTCCAAAAGGCTAAGAATAAAGAGTGGCGAGAGGCTAACCCAGAAAAGGTTAAAGAAGGTATGAAGAAATGGCTAGAGGAAAATTCTGAACATAAAAAAGAATATGATAAAAGATATAAAGAAGAACATAGGGAACAAACAAGGAGTAATATGCGAGAATGGAAAAAACAAAATTACCACAAACTGAAGGAGGAGGGTGGTGAACAATGGGCTCTCAAAAAAATGAAATCCAATATTTCAAGACGTATTCGTGAAATTCTCGGACAGAATAAATCTGAAACATGTATGGATTATGTCGGATGTTCACTTGAGGATTTCAGGAGTCACATTCAATCTACATTTTCAGAAGGAATGTCTTGGAGAAATTATGGTTCCGAGTGGCACATTGACCACAAGGTACCTATAGCTGCATGGGATCATTCAATTCCAGAGGAAGTTGAAGCGTGTTGGCATTATAGAAATTTACAAGCTTTATGGGCACCTGACAATATCAGGAAAAAGGATACATTTAGTCAAGATGAAAAAGAATCGTGGCTTAAAACATTGAGTCTCGAGAAAACAAATGAACGGACACTTTGTACTCTATGACGAAACCACCAACGACATCGTGGGTCAAATGAGGTTTGAAAAGCAAAAGAATGGAGATTATACATCATCAATGACATTTCGGTTCCCGAGACCCACGTGGCTGGATATCGTAAAATCAACTGTAAAGTATGTCAGTTCAGCTGCAGCCACTATAGTCTTGATGAAACTTGTAAGGTAAAACGACTCTATAGAGTCGGCTAAAAAATCCCCAGAAACTTTTTCCTATCCGGATTCTTTCCCTTTTTCTGTGCAATGTAATATCTAAGATTCTGGAACCAGATGCGAGTCAAGTTTCTTGACTGTATCGGTATAGGTCCATTGGCTATGAGGTATTTTCTATAATGTTTTCTGCACACACCGCATGGTAAAACATCTATGAATGAATGAAAAAAGGAAATGTACCCTTCAGGTGGATTCCCATCCGGCATCTGGTCGATTACTGCAAAGATAAACTCCCACGCTGGTGGCCCCCAAACGTTCGGATCCGTCATGTTAATATATAAAGATATTTAAAGTTTTATATAATAACATGGAAAATCTAGACTTTAGTTCAACTGATGTTGGTCAAATCATTCAGCCTAAAAATGAAACGTTTGTACTCGAGGAAAAAAAAGAGGACATACAACAAATGAATATGATGGAATTTTCATCCTCTTTAGATGATCTCATGCCAGCTGATCAGCCACCAACCGACACCGATCAGTACACAAACCCAACCAGTGGTCGCGTGACTGGTCTCTCCCTTCCAACTCCAGAGAAGAAACCTCAACCAAAGAAGCAAAATCCATTCAATCTGACTGACGATCAGTACGATGCGGTGATAGCGGGTGTAATTGGCGCAATAGTGTATTCGGTATCTATACAGACGAAGCTTTCTGGTATGGTTCCCAACTTTAACGGGATGAATGGGTCAATTGCATCCGCCATTCTGATTGCTCTTCTCTTCTTCTTGTTCAAAAAGTATGTGGTGAAGAAGTAAGTAGAGTACACCGTACTCTACTTAGGACTGACTCAGAGAATCGTTGATTGTCTGACCACAGTACAGTGAATTTTTTACAGGTGAGTATAAATGTGCATTCACTGCAATCTCTCGGAGTTCTTTGAAATTTGCCCAAAATTCAGGTGAGTGATCATACTCCTCGACGGTTGTGTGTGCAATTTCATGTAAAAGGACATACATGGCGGAGTTTACATCACTCTCATCATCAATTGCAATATAAATTTCGTACCCTTTGTTTATATTGTATGCGATTGTATCCTCCTTCTTCTTGAGTCCTGTTATGATTGATCGATTGTGATAAAGATCACCATACTTTTCATGAAATTGAACTGCATTTAAAAGAATATTGTACCTCTTTTTCAGTTCGGTGAGCATGGGGTGTTCTCGGTTCAAGATGAGTATAACCACAATTACAAAAACCAAAGTACCAACCAGATACTTCATCTTACTAAGATGAAACATTAAAACTGAAACACAAACTTTGAGTAGATGGAAAAAGATTCACCAAAGAGTATGAGCTTTAACCCCATGTTCTTTATAAATTCTTCAGGGTCCAAGACCGGTTCCACCACAGCTCCATTTGCATAATATGGAGTATCTGGAATCCAAACCGAAACCTCCCCGTTTGAAACCCTTCCCAAAACTATACCATCATCATTGGCAAACTCAAAGCGTGTTTTATCTGGAACGATTCCCAAAAGGTACCCTCCTGGATTCAAAAGAGACGCAATGTACTGGTAATTACCCGGGTCTTCATATTGCATAGAAAAGTTGTAACAGATGACGTTGAATTTTGAACCATTCGGTACATCTTTGATTGTCCCAGTGTAAAACGTTGCACTCGGTAAAACCTTCTTTGCTCTTCTCTTTGCTTCTTCAATCGCAAGAGGATTTGGATCGACGCCAATCAAATTCTTGATGCCCAAAGATTTCCATTTGTGAAGGTCACCACCTTGACCACATCCCACGTCGAGGACTCGGTCACCGGATCGGACCCACTTGTTCAAAAAATCTCTCTTGATGTTGTTGTTTCGACTTCTCATCATTTAATGATTACACGTGTTACATTTTTAATGAACCAAGTCACGAGACCGATTTATTCCGTCGGTCATCGAAAGTACATTGAGATTGATAAAGTTGTTTACAAGATTCCCTTTCGGTATAACCGAATCATGTGTGAAATTCCCAAGGGGGTCAAAACCCTTTATGAACTTCAGGAGGGTGACGTGGTTTCGGGTATCCAATACAAGAAAGTTTTATGGGAAGGTGATGTCTACAATGTGTTAAAATCTATAAACACATGTTAGAGAGGATGAATGAACTCAAGAAGAAACTCACAGTAAGAGCAAATGAAAACGCAATGGGCATGAGACCCAAACCATTCAAGGTGTACAGGGAACTCGGTGGACAACTCGTCATTCCAAGATTTTTTGACGAGTCCAAGCAACCTTTCGTCAAGGGGCAAGATGTCTCCATACACTTTAATGGAACTTTGAAGAGTCACCAAAAGGAGGCTTTAAAAAACTTCAAGGGAAATGGAGTCTTGTGTCTCCCGTGTGGTCAAGGAAAGACCATAACAGCAATTGCCATATCGGCCAAGATGAAGAGAAAGACTCTCATCATCGTGCACAAGGAGTTTTTGGCATCCCAATGGATTGAAAGAATTTCACAGTTTACTGATGGATCTACCGTGGGTAGAATTCAAAGTTCAAAGTGGGATGTGGATGAGCACCAATATGTCATTGCCATGATTCAGACTCTGTGCACTCGAGAATTTCCAGAAAATGCATTTGACATGTTTGGTCTGGTGATTATAGACGAAGCTCACCACATCGGAGCTCCCGCCTTTTCACAGGTTATGCTTCAGATGAAGCCTGAATATACACTGGGTCTCACGGCAACTCCGGATAGAAAGGATGGTCTCACCAAAATCTTGTATTGGTTCCTAGGAAATCCATTCTACACAATGACACAAGATGCATCTGAATTCTCTATAAATAAGGTGGATTTTGATCATCCACTCATATTTAAGGAGGGTCCACACCTGAATAAATTTGGAAAGATTTGCATGAGCACCATGGTGACGGAACTCACCACCATACCTGAAAGAAACCAACTGATTCTCAAGTGCATCCGGGAAGCACAAGAGAGGGGCAGGAAGATTCTGGTTCTGAGTGACCGTCGAAGTCACTGTGAGTACCTGTATTCACAATTGGATCCTCAAAAGACAACCATACACATGGGGGGATCTAAAGGAGTACCAACCTTGGAGGGAGGAACGCTCGTATCAACATTCAGTCTTGCGTATGAGGGTCTCGATATTCCTGAATTGGACACCCTCTTTCTAACCACACCTCATTCGGATGTGAAGCAAGCAGTTGGGCGTATCACACGTTCAAGGGGAGCCGTTAAAGAGATTTGGGACTTTGTGGATAATTGGTCCCTTTTCAAACAAATGTGGTACAAACGTAAGAAGATATATGATGGGGAGCCGGCTACCGATCAGAATCTGCAGTGCCTATTTTCGTGATTCGAGTAAAGAGAGTGCAATGACTGCACCTATAAACATAAAAAGTATGATTGTGCACTCCGATTCCTGTTGAGGCATTTCGTCTGGTACTTTAAGTAAAGGGGGTGGTCGTTGTGGTTCTTCGTCAATCAATGCATAACTTATCATTTATAATATGAGTTCCTTTTTGTTCTTGCGAGTCTTTTTGGTCCTGGGTGCACCTGCGTCGATGTCCCGTATTCCACTGGATGTGATTGAGATGATGTCAGAGACTGCATCGTCATTATCCTGTGGCTGGAGTGAACTCATGAGGGTTGAAAGATCGATGCCACCTCCCAGACTGGTGAGATCGATACCCGGGCCTCTCATGTCACGTCCCCCACCTCCACCACCGCCACCACCACGTGGGATGTCATCCACTGAAGATGGTTGCTTCTGCTGTGGAATAAACTTTTTAAACATGGATTTGCTCAGATGGAACATCATGGCTGAACCACCAACCATAAAGATGAGCTTGATTTCCGGAGCCACATTCACCTTGGTTCGATACTTTGCATAGAGCTCCTCAAACACCGGATCGTAATCACCCTGGGACTCCATGACATTCTCTGACCATCCATCCAGCTCCAGATCGAATGGATCAAACTTCTTATTCAGAAACTCTATGCCAGACACACATGCAATGAGCATACGTCTCTGAAACTTTACAGACTGATCAACCTCGATGGAATAGGACATTCTCTTAAACTCTGCTCGAATATCCTCGACATTTGAATAGATGTTCAGTTTGGCTGTCGTGAGGATACCCTTCTTTGCGAGTCTACTAATCTTGTTGAGGAGATCCGCCTTTTCGTCATCAATCGTCTTGTACCCCTCTGATGGTCCAGATGGCATGGTTGTACGCTGATACTGAACTTCAGGATTCTCACCACCATCCCACTCCTCAGCTGGGGGTGGTCCTGTACCCTCCATCTTATTCTCATTGACGAAAGCACCTATGTCATCCTCCTCAGGTGCAAAGTTCACCGCCTTTCTGAAACCGCGAGATGGTGGTGGACGTCTTGGTTCCTGTCTTCCGTTATCCTGAACCAGGTTAATCTCATCCATCAAGGCTCTCTCATCCTCATCCAAATCAAAATCCATCTGTTAGAGTTAATAGTGAAAATGTCTTTAAGACAAACGCAGATATTTTTCGCAGTGTACTATAAATGTCTTCCAACTATGAACTGATCATACTCGTTCTCTTGGGTTTGATTTTCGTCAAGCTGTTTTTCCCTCAGCTCATCTCCAAATATGTCAATGGTGCCCCCCTGAATATTTCAGGAACCGGCATGGAACCAGGTGCATTCTTCGGTCTTCCCGATAAACTCGAGTGTGTACCAGGGCCCTCCAAGGATGCAGCTTACTTTAACCGCACCGATAACCCAGGTGGCATCTGTGGTGATCAGCAGTTTGTGAATGACCAGATGAGAAAGTTTAAGATCAACGAGTGAAAAAGTTGTATACTGTTAAGAATGAACACATATGTTCACGTAAACTCAGGGAATCGAGATACAGTCGCGTACCCATCAGGTAATACATATACAATGTATTTACCGTACCCCATCAAAAACATAACAAAAGTTGAAGTTATTGTTGCTAGAGTCCCAAACACCGTTTTCAATGTAACATCGACTGTCCCTCAGGTGAATATCAACGGGACACTTTACCAGATACCAACCGGATTTTATTCAGATCCAGCGACTATAGCAACTGCAATCCATCAACTGCTTCCGTCAGGTGGTTCAAATAATTTGGATTTTAATTGGCTCCCCGCCGAGGGAAAGTTTATATTTTTTACAAATACATCATCAGACTACATCACAATTTTGACCGATGACATGGCGACTCTCCTTGGATTCACAAAGAATGTTCAATACACAGTCACTGCTGTAACTTCTCCAGTTTTTTCAACAGCAGGTTTTGCATACTATGCAAAATCTCCAACCGTTGGGGACATGTCAAAAAATGACTTTTTATTCTTGAACATTTCAGAACTGAGTCACGAAAAGTTTCAGGATGCCACCTCAAAAGCATACAATGCACAGAATGCCACCGGGTTATTCACAGGAATCACCATGGATGTGGCTCCAAATACTGTAAAGATTTTTAAAAATAACGATTATCCAATCTCAATCACCTATGATCCACCAATATCAAGTATAGATCGTTTGAGCATCGCATGGTATGATAAGAATCGGAACCTCGTCAATTTCCAGGGTCTGGAGGATAACGCAGTCATCTTGAGATTCACGACAGCAGAAAAACCAACCGGGGAACTCGATTGGGAAGAGAAACGAGAGGAAAAGATTCCGATTCCACCCCCTCTGCCCCCAATAATCAAGGAGAAGAGAACGTGGGGCAGGTGGTTTGTTTTCTTGTTGATATCGGCTCTCGTCTCAATCTGGATATTTAAGAAAAAACAAGGCGCGTGAATTGGCTCGTGAAAAAATACAAGATGGTGACAAGATGGTGGAAGTTGTTACCGCCATATGGGCTCAGTTTGATGCTATCAAAAGGGAAGAGGAACATTTGGAAGCGGTTGGAAATGAATTCTTTTGTAGATGTGGAGGGTTGAAAACTTTCTCCCTTGAATTACCCACATGTACAACTTGCGGACTCCAGGATGTTTCTTTCATATCAGATGAACCAGAGTGGGCAGGTGGTCCAGATGAGGATGGCGGTGATGACCCGTGTCGCGTTGGCATGGCGCAAAATCTTGATTTGTATTCAGAGGCGTGGGGTATGGGGACAATCATAAAGGGGAAGAATTGTCAAAAGATGGCTAAAATCAACTTTCACTCCTCCATGAATCACAGAGATCGCGCTCTCTATCACGCATACGTTGAATTTGACACTGTGTGTAAAAGGACACTTGGTATTCCTGAAAATATTATAGAAGATGCCAAGAAGATTTACCGCAAATTCAACGAGGATAAATTGACTCGAGGTGCCGTCAGGAAAGGTATCAAAGCGAATTGCGTCTTGTACTCTTGCAAAGAGAATGGAGTCTCGAGATCAACTGAGGAGATTGCCAGTGCGTTTGGAATTCCAGTGAAGGATATTTCAAGAACCAGTGAACTTTTCAGTGAAATTACGGGGGAGGATATCAAAGAGTCAGCAAATGCATCCAACATTCTCTCTCGGATTTTCAATGAGATTGATTGCATTCCGGTTGAGGATCGTGGTAAGATGAGGATGAAGCTCATTTCGATATGCAAGAGTGTCGAGAATATTCCCGAACTTCTTGGAAAGACCCCAAAGGGTATAGTATCTGGTGTTTTGTTTACCAATTTAAAAAACTTTGGGTATGATATTCAAAGAGGGGATATAGCTCAGGTGTGTGGGGTGTCGATTCCAACCTTGGTCAAGATTGAAAACATCTTAAAGACATCATGTGTTGGTAATTAAATGAAGATTTTCGTGAGCACTCCCTGCTACGGTGGATTGTGTCTAGTAAAGTATGCAGAGAGTATGATTGGGCTCCAAGATGTGTGTTGTAAAAAGAATATAGAGATGATGGTGGACACCACAGAGAATGAATCTCTCATCACACGCGGTCGTTGTATTTCAATTGCTCGTTTCTTGTATAAATCTGATGCCGATTTTTTCGTCTTTATAGATGCCGATATTCATTTCAATCCCGACTCGGTCATTCGTCTCTTGGAATCGGGACACGATGTATCGGTTGCGTGTTATCCAAAGAAGGTTATCATGTGGGACCAAGCTGAGAGAGAGGTGCTCAATGGTGGAAACATCGACTTGTCACGTGTCTCGAGTTCCCTTGTTATGAATTTCAAATATGCCCAATCTAAAATTGAAAATGGATTCACAGAGGTGCTCGATGGTCCCACGGGATTTATGTGCATCAAGAGGTTGGTGATTGAAAAGATGTACGCTGCGTACCCCGAACTCATGTGTAAGAATGACCACCAGAATAAGGATTTGGATGATTACTGTGCCATTTTTGATTGCATGATTGATCCAGTGAATCGCAGATATCTTTCCGAAGATTACGCCTTTTGTCGTCGGTGGCAGGCGATTGGGGGACAAATTTTCGCAGATGTGACGACAACTCTGGGACACGTTGGTAACATCCGATTCACCGGGCGACTTAAAGGTTAAGGGCTACTACACCATAATGGGGTTGTCCAAAATTACAGTCTGTCTCCGTTCCGTAAATGATGCCATATACACAACAACTCTCCACACCGTTTTGAATTTTGGAATGCTTTGCAAGATGAACCAAATTCATTTGGATGTTCACATCAATTCCGGTGAACCACTTCCAAAGTTGCTCAAAACGTGTGACCGACTCATATTCATAGATTATGCAGTATCAATCGATGGAAAGACGATCCAAAAACTCTTGGCTCCATTCCCTGATACTGTCAAGGTTATGGTTGTGCCGACTGTTTTGTCAAATATCGATTGGGAAAAATTCAAGACAAAGACCCGCATGGGGTCCAGTGAGCCCCCGAATCAAAGGGGTCTCGAGTTTGACATAAGTGTCTTGACTCGTGAAATTTCACCAGGTGTTTCCGAATACTCAAAGGGTGATGGAAGAATCATCGCATACGACTCAAAGGCGGTTTTGAAAAAAATGGGGTCAAGTATTCAGCTCAGTAAACTGAAAGATGAAGGAGTCAAAATTGGAGTTTTGAACGAAGAGGCTGCCCTGTGTCACTACACGTACGAGTGTGTCGGAAACATATTAGAGACTTCGGGCATTAAGGTTTCAACTGATGGTGGACCACAAAATTAAACAATTTGTTTACGACACGTGGGGTTCATCGGACATAAACCGTTTCCCTGGCCCCCAACCAATTTCAATCGAAAGGAGACATTTCAATCACATAAAAAATCACAAGTACCTCGTGTGTGAAAAAACCGATGGAGTTCGTCACATTCTGGTTTGTTTCATGGATGGACCCTTGAAACTCTGTGCCCTTGTAAATCGATCATTTGAGTACCGTCTCGTCTCTTTGACTGTTCACAAGAATACACTCTTGGATGGGGAACTCATAGGGGACACCTTTATAGTTCATGACGCGGTTTGTATAAATGGGGAGGATCTCAGAACCATGAATCTTATAGAGAGGCTTTCAAGAGTAAAGGCACTCTGTAAGGTTATCATTCCGGCAGCTATAAAGGTGTTTGCCAAGCCTATGATTCCACTGTCTGATATAAAGAAACTCTCTCTGAGTCCAGAGACTGATGGAATCATTTTGACTCCAGTCAATGAACCGGTTCGTCTTGGAACACATAGAACAATGTTCAAGTGGAAGGAGTGTCTCAAAAACACAGTTGATTTCATCGTGAGGGATGGATATCTATGTGTTCAAAGTGACTCGAAGTTTGTGAAAATTCAAGAGATACAGGGGGCACCAGAAGGTAAAATCTTGGAATGTGTGTACAGGTTAGGAAACTGGACTCCAATAATCACAAGAACCGACAAGAGTCATCCCAATAATCTCAGAACATTTGACCGAACCAAGGTGAATATCAGCGAAAATATAACCTTGGATGAACTCAAAGATGAATTTGGAAAGGGCGATTGAGATTTACGTGGCGGCGGCAAAAAAGGCTCGTGATGAGAGACCAGCTATAGTGGTATTGGATAAGCCTCCAAAGGCTCCAGAATTGAAGGATAACAGTAAAATTTGCGAGGCGATCAACATGGATGGGAAGAAATGTAAACTTAAGATTAACCCCGAGTATAAGTGTTATTGCACTCGGCACGGGAAAAAAACATAAGGGCTTGGTTCACTTTTAGAATAGTCTCTGGATGCTCTTGAATCGTCACCTTTTTATCAAAACAATCCTTCATGAATGTTATAAGTTGTCCCTTGTCTGGTTGTCCCCACACCATATCCGGTGTGAATAAAAATTCAGCATTGTCACCAATTGCAATCGGTGTGCACTCGATTGTGTATTCGGTTTTTACATACTCTTTAAGTCCCCCAAAATCAGTTATGATGACTGGCTTATTTCTTAGAGCCGCCTCCACTGCCCCCATTCCGACACCCTCTGAATGAGAACAGTTTATGTAACAATGAGCTTTATTGTGAACATGTTTCTCCAGATCCTCATCCGAGATGAGTCCGTTTATTACTTGAACGTTTGGTATGTTCATGTGAAAATCTTGGGCACATGTCGCCTTGAGGAGAAGACGCGCACTTGACCCAAAATTGCACCGTATGAATGCATCCACCAACATTCTTATATTCTTTCTGGGATCCACCAGATTACCAATCGTGTAAAAGGTGTAGGGACAACCGACTACGGGTAGTCGTTCCGGAGTTGGACTTTGATACAACGGAACCACGGTGGAATCCACCCCAAATTGATTTTTGAAAACATCTCTGCAAAATTCACTGGGGGTCAATACGTTTTTGAATTCATTAAATATTCCAAGATAACTCGGGTGAACGGTGAGAGTCTCACAGATGGTCATGACGTAAAACGTATTCTTGGCATATTTTTGGTACTCTTTTGCCATGTCTATATACTCCTTTACTGGCAAGACGAATGCCAATATGTAATCGAATTTTTGAGTAATCTTATCACCAAATACAAGATGCTTTCCGTTGGCAGCTTGAGAATATTTCAACATGACTTGTCCAATTCCAGAGAGGGGAGTCGGGCCGATGAAGAGCCAGTCAGAAACGACTACGTCCATTCCCCTTTACTCGCTTAAATTCTTTAAGGAGAACTCAACCCCGTGTGCACCTCCAAAATTTATGAGGTACCCCGTGTCTATACCCAACATCTCCATATAATTTAGAACCTGTGTCTGGTCTTGTGGTCGAAGTTTTGAAATGGCTTTGAGTTCAATGACTGCATTGGTGAGCACAATATCAGCAAATCCATACCCTACATTGAACCCCTTATAAGTAATCGGTACAACTTTTTGAGTCTCGTATTCAATGCCCCGAATACGCAATTCAGTCTCAAATGCATGTTGATAAATAGATTCAGTGTGTCCAGATCCAAGCTCATCATAAATCTCTTGAGAAATTTCTTTTAAAAATTCCATGTATTGTGAATTCGTTCATAAACTTTAACACTCGGAACTCAATGGACAACTGTACACAGTTGGACTTCCCCGCCTTTCACCCGGATACCCGTGTCATCATGGCAGATCGTTCTCTCGTGCATATAAGTGACGTTAAAAAAGGTGATGTTCTCTTGGGAAAAGGGAAGGTTCTTCTCAATGTTCAGTTTCATCTCGGTGGTCTTCGTAGGATTGATATGCAATATCTTGGACTCGACTGTGCCATGCTTCCCGCATCCACTGACCCAACACAAAATGTTCAAAGGGAAACCTTTTGTGTGTTTCTTCTCGTGATGGAGGATTCCGAGAATATCATCCCAGTGAGCGATTTACAATTCAAAAATAAACAGGATATTCGAATCGTCGATCCTTACTGGGGTGGTGAACCATTCATCCTGGATCTCAAACGTCACCCTGATTTCGATCGCGGGTATATTCGTTTGCAGAATCTAAAGATTCACAAAATTGGGAGTGCCGTGAACAGGATCGAGTTCCTTGAACAGAGTGATTTCAGCGATACTTAAACGACTACGTGTAGTCGGTCCAAAGACTCGTCTTTGTCCGTGTAGTCGGTCCAAAGATTTCATCTTTGTCCGTCTTTGTTCATGGAGACACAGTTGGCACCAATCTGGGAGACTCTCCCGTGCGCATTGAGTGAACGGATCTGCAATACTCTTCCTCAAGTTCGCAAGGTTGATGCCAACTTGAAGAGGGACATTGAGGACTGGGGACAGTTTTTGGAGATTAAGCGGAGAGCTGGTAACATTGATGTTTTCTTCACATTCTTAAATGTGATGAACGAGGAGAATGGTCCAGTGTTTGTAAGGCCACGGGTGGGAATCAACATGTTGCTCCTTTACTCTCTTTGGTGTCAGTTGACCGAGGAGGAGCGCGCTCGGTGTTTAGAGGTTTTTGAGACAACCACTTAGTGGTTGGACACCGACCTAGTGGTTGGACACCGACCTAGTGGTTGGATAGGAGTCTCCATAGTTTGGTAATAGGGTTGACATTCTCTTCGTGAAATACATCTTTACAATAATCTTGTCTCACATTCACCGCCAATGGATACACAATCGTCCCATCAACCTTATTTACTGTCCTAAAATATGTACAGTCCCCATATCTAAGAGGTGAAAATATAATTGGTCGTTTGAAATACTTGCAATTCTTGCAAAACTTTGGAATTGCTTCAGTGTGAATCTGTTGAATATGGTGCTGACTCATTTTGTTTTAATAGACTTTTTATCTTTAATATAACTGTGGTGTCGACACAAAATACCCAGTGAAGAAGTTCTCCAAGCAAGAAGAAGAGAAGAAGAGTCATCAAGAAGGGGGTTTTGAAATATTTTGAAATAATAAGAGCTCCAATCACCGTTAACAGTGAATCAACAACTGCTATATTGGCCACTCTTAAAGAATGTGGACCGGTTCCGGGTTTTCCAAAGATGTTCTTGAAGGGACAACCGACTACCTGTAGTCGTTCCGGAGTTGGGTTGTTCATTTATTTTACTCTTTTATAATATAAATGAGCCTTTCTGGTATAGTGGCA